GCAATCCATTCAAGAAAATAATTTTAGTTCGATCTGCCGTTCAGTCCCGTGAAATTGGTCATTTGCCTGGTGATGTAACTGAGAAGATGGAAATTTATCAGCAACCATATCAACAGATTTGTGAGACACTTTTCGGAAGAAAAGATGCGTATCAGAGATTGTCTGAGCAAGGCTATGTTGAATTTATCTCCACTTCATTCATTCGAGGTATGAGTTTTGATGATGCGATCATTATTGTTGATGAGATGCAAAATCTAACTTTCGAAGAGATTGATACGGTAATGACACGTGTTGGATATCGATCCAAGATTCTTTGGTGTGGTGATTATAGGCAGACCGACTTAAATAAGAAGAAAAATGATATGAGTGGTATTCTTAAATTCTTCGATATCGCTACACACATGGAAGCCTTTACGAAAATTGAATTTACTCCAGATGATATCGTTAGGTCATCACTAGTCAAAGACTATATTTTGGCTAAGCTTAGATATGAAGATATGGTTGAATGAGTTTTATTTTTGAAAAAATTCCTCAGTTAAATTTTGATCTTCAAGATGAAACTACCGAGAATGGGAGGGTATACATTACACCAGATGGTAATCGGTACCCTTCCATAACCACAATTCTTTCCGCAACATCTTCAAAAGAAGGCTTGATTGCTTGGAGAGAAAGAGTTGGTGAAGAAGAAGCAAACAAAATTGTAGGAAGGTCTTCTCGTAGAGGAACAGAACTGCATAGCATATGTGAAAAATATCTTTTAAATGAGATGTCGCCTCTTAAATTGAAGATGATGATGCCTCATGTGAAAGAGTTGTTTTACAAAATGAAACCTTTTATTGATTCTTCTGTAAATAAAGTACACGCATTAGAACAGCCACTCTATTCCAATCAATACAAAATGGCTGGAAGAACCGATTGTATTTGTGAATGGGATGGAAAAACAACTATTCTGGATTTTAAAAATTCAAGAAAGATAAAGAAAAAAGAGTATATAGAAAATTATTTTGTTCAGTGTACAGCATATTCTTTGATGTTTGAAGAGATAACTAAACAACCTATAGATAATATTGTAGTCTTGATTGGTGTTGAAGAAGGACCTGGTCAAGTATTTGTTGAATCTACTTCATCATATAAAGATATTTTAATGCAAAGATTGGAACTATATTATGATCAATCAAACAGTCTTAAACTCAGCTAACTTTTTTAAGTCTGCTTACTCTTCTGCTTATCCTTTTCCATATATCGTAATAGATAATTTTTTGCATGGTGAGGTTGCAAGAAAAATTGCAACCGAACTTAAATCTTACCAACATTGGTCGCAAGATACAACAGAGACGGTAAAAGACTATCAAGTTAATAAGTTCTATACACCCGATGTTTTTGATCTGGAGACTCTGAAATATCTCCAAAGAGATTGCCCAATTACCAAGTTCACGTTGGACTATCTGAATGATTCGACTACTCTAAAATTTCTTGAGAATCTTACAGGCATACCTGAACTGAGTGGTGATGAAACTTTTTTGGGTGGAGGTGTTCATAAAGTAACGACTGGTGGCAAATTAGGAATACACGCCGATTTTAATATACAATTTAAAAACAATCTTCATCGTAGATTGAACATGTTGATTTATCTCAATGAATATTGGAAAGAAGATTGGGGCGGTAATCTAGAACTTTGGGAAAAAGACATGAGCAAATGTTGTGTTCAGGTTCCTCCACTATTTAATCGAGCAGTAATTTTTAGAATTACTGATGATGCATTTCATGGTCATCCCCATCCTCTAAACACACCAAAAGAGGTTGACAGATTGTCTCTCGCACTGTATTATTATACGAAAGATAGACCGGAGAATGAGAAAGCTCCGTTTCATCCTGTAGTATGGAAAACACCTAGGTGAAAAATGCACACTTTTTATTATTCTAAACAAAAAATATTTCATTCTAAAATTGAAGCTTTAGAGAATGATGGAAATGTATTTTTTTACTATCATGACCAAGAATATGATAAATTAAATTGGAATGTCGAACCTGCTTTAAACATTAAAGAGTTATATAAACTCAATGCTTTACGCATTCGGGAAAAGTATGACAAATTGATACTTTGTTATAGTGGAGGATACGATTCAACTCAAGTATTAGAAACCTTCATTTTTAATAATATAAAGCTGGATAAAATCGTCACCGTAGGAGCATTTAGTCAAGATGCAAATTCGGATTCTGATGAAAATATGAATATAGAGGCTTACAAGAATGCTTTTCCTCTTATAAAGAAATACAATCTTTCGGAAATATATGAAGTTTTCGATTACACAAAACTTTTCGATAATCCTTCAAATTTCATGCTAAATGAATATGGTCACAATTGGATAGATAAGGTTGGTTCATACTTCAGTCTACATCATTTTTTCTGGCACAATTTGGAAGAAATTATAGTGCCAAATTCATGGAGAGATAAGAAAACAGGAATAATTTTCGGGATGGATAAACCATATCTATTTTTCGATTTACCAAATAATAAATTTTATTTTTCTTTTAAGGATTATACGATAAATTCTTATGGAAATAGATTTAGTTCATTATATAGTGATCGATTGTTTTTCTTCTGGGATGTAAATTTTCCTGATATTTTATTGAAGCAATTACATATTATTAAAAATAATTGTTTGGTTTACCATAACTTATCTAAAAAGCCAATTGATGTATGTGTGCATCATATTAATGATTTGATTTCTAATACTGTTTTAACTGAAGATGGTCGTAACGTTTCTTTAGTTTATGATATAAAAAATGCTTTATCTGTAAAGTCACCAAAAAGCAGTAGTTTTTATTTGAGTAGTAGAGATAGATATATTTTGAATAAAAAAGATACAGAAATGTTTAAAATATACTTGGGTGGTATGAAAAATATGAAAAGAAGATTGCAAGGAAAAATTCCAACAGGTAAAAATCTTCCTATAATTTATTCAAAACGATACTATCTTTGAACGATTTTATCATGTTTAAAAACAAAGTTCCAATAGTGTTGTCGCACATCTCCGTATTAGATAACGGCAACTATGTATTGCCAGACTATATCCTAAACAAATATTTTTATGAAGTTCGATTGTTTAGAAAAAACTGCCCACATAGAATGTACCCATTGCACGAACCGGGGGAAATTGTACAAAGCATACACTGCAAACTTCATAATTTTAATTGGGACAAATTTGGAAATCCATTGGACAACGATAAAAATCTTATCTGCGGAAAAGCAGAAGTTGGTGCTTCAAATTTAATTTTAAAAGATTTTGTAGAACCTGATCATAAATGGGTTAGGGATTTGCAGAGCGAAACATCACTTAAATATAGTCATTTTCGCTCCGGTGAAAGTCATGGTAGTTGGCTTTGGTTGATGGATATAGAAGCAGACCTACTTCATTTGTGGAGGGATGGAATTCATCCTTTTCTTTATCAACAAGTGAAATTGGAAGACATCAAATTGGACCAAGGTGACGGATGGATATATCAAGAACATCCAGATGGTTGGTGGCTATATATTTTTCCATATGTTTTTGTAGAATATGGAGCAAAAGGAAAATTGGCTGTCAATAGAGTGTTTCCTAAAAATCATAATACTGAATTCGGATATACATGGATCACACAATTTTTTTATGATGATAACGTGAGTGCAAATGATAAGTTAATTTTCGAAACTATGGAAGATGTGTTTAGACAAGACGTTGAAGCTACTTCAAAACAACGTGTTCCATATTTTCCATTGATGAATACGTCTAATAGATATGAATCTCACTGTGTACACTTTGGTGAGTGGTATAGAAACAATGTTGACAAATCAAAATTGGTTTGATACTAATCTTCGGCAAAGATTTGTTGATAAGTCGGCCGATCTAAAGTTTATAATTAACCCTTATCGGTTTAAGTCAATGTCGTTTGATGAGGCAACGAATTTTACATGCCAACAACTAGGTGACCTGAATAAGAAAATTTTTGTCGCATTCAGTGGTGGTTATGATTCAGAGTATGTTGTAAGAAGTTTACATAAAAATTCTATCAATTTTGTTCCAATAATAGTTAAATGTGGACCCACACATGAACTAGAATATGCATACGAAACATGTAAGGAATTGCGATTGGATCCAACAATATTGGAGATAAGTGAAAAATATTTCTTAGATTTCTTTGAAGAGCACATAATTAATAAATTTGATAGTGTAGGATATAATAGTGTATACAATATGGTCGCTGCGGATTATGTGTCTAAAATTGATAACTCCGTATTAATAAGCGGAAATCATTTTTTAACTGGCGACGGAATCGACTTTATACAAGATGCAGAAATATTTCTTGGCTATGATTGGGATTTTTATGTTGATTATTTCTTGGAAAAGCCAATCAATATAAATTTTTTCACGTATAATATAGAAATGGTTTATTCTGTTATTCCGGATAGTCAAAGTACCGGAATGATTTGGGCTATATTTAAGCATAAAAAATTTAATTTAAAATTGAGAAATAAGATGCGATATAGATATTCAGATGAAACGGAAAACAGAATACAAGAATTATTAAAAATAATAAAATATCCGAACAAAAAAATAAAAGTGGCATTGTCAAGAAAACAATTCTTCGATTTTTTCGAAAAGTATAAGGAGATTTAAATGGCAAAAGTTCTTATGACTTGGACAAGAGATGATACATCAAAAGACTGGGTTATACCTAATAAAGAAACGATAGACAAAGGTATTTTTAGTAAAGAAGAAATTGATGTTATTGTTAATACTAGAAATGCGTATTCATATCTTCCTGGATATGTTACGTCATCTACTGATTTTATAGACGATTATTCATACACATTTACATTAGAATTTGATACACAAGAAGCAGCAGCAAGCGCATATGATATCATTAAAAATCCTGCAATAAATTCTCTAATTTACATCAGACAACAGTTTATGAAGTTAAAAAGAAATAAATTAGGCTTAAATTATGATTTTTATGTGGAATTAAAATGAAACGTTTGTTATTATCTTTGTTAATATTTTTCTCTTCAATATGTTCGGCTAAGCAGCCGACCGTTTTAATTCTGCCAGTGGGTCCCGGTGGACTTGTTCACAAATATGCTCTGGAGATGCAGTCATTTTTTAATGAATTTTTTGGAAATGTGATAATAGAGTTTAAGCCAGGAGCCCAAGGTTCTATTGGTGCTTCTGCTCTTTCTGAGAATAAAACAGAAAAGATTACTTTAATGATGGGACCAGTTCAAAATTGGTCAACCAATCCTTTGCGCGATTTGACTCCAGTTGCTTATATGGGAACTATACCTGGAATTATTTTCGTAAACTCTAAAAGTAATTATCGTAGCCTTAAAGAAGTATTGGAAAAATCTCAGACTGATGTAATCAGCTATGGATTCGCGGGAAGTAGTAGTAATGGAAAATTGATTCATATCATCACTGATACATATTCAAATTCTAAAAATTTTATAGGAATACCATATAAGAGCGGAACTGCTGTGACAAACGATGTCATAGGAAGGCACATAGTATTGGGAGTTAGTATACCAAATAATATACACCAATACGTAAAAAATAATACATTAATCCCCTTAGCAATATTTGGTCCTTCCAAATCGAGTTACTTGCCAGATGTTCCCACTCTGAAAGATTTAAATTTGTCGGTTGAAAATGAATTTAAGTTGTACAATAACATCTTCTTGTTTGCAAATAAGAATGCTAATAAAGAACAAGTTGATAAACTTAGAGTGTATCTGAAAAAATATTTCGAAAGTGAAACATCTATAAATGTTAGGAAAACTATGGATATTCACTTTGGGACACATTCAATAACATCTCCTGAAAAACTTATAAATGACATTATCTCTGAATAACGATTTTGGATATTACTCAGTTGGTGGAAAAATATTCTTTTCTAAAAATTTAGCATACAACGAAGCTTTGCTTAAAAATGCTAGAGTTGAGTATAAATTTAATGAACATGTTTTTGATAGATATGATTGGACGCGAGAGCCGGAACCTGAAGTTTCTATAGAGGAGTTTTATAGAAGAAGAGCACAGCAAATAAGAGATGAATATGATTATGTCATCCTTCAATATAGTGGAGGACCAGATAGCACAAATATTTTACAAACTTTTTTGAGAAATCAAATAAAGTTAGATGAAATCATAAATTTCAACACTTACAATTCTACATCTGTTGTGCAAGGAACAATCCATAACGCCGATTACGTCTATAATGTTAAACCTATTTTAGAAAGACTTTTAAAAGAAAACATGGAAACTAAGGTAACGATTGTAGATGAAATAGAAATTACTAAAAAAATATGGGATGATTTATATTCTAAAGACTATTATGAGTTATTGTTTTCATCTGGTACATTTCCATCATTCTGGATGATGAGAGGAATATGGGTTAAATATATTCCTCATATATTCGATATGATATCATCCGGCAAAAAAGTGGGTGTGGTTATGGGTGTCGATAAACCTTTGCTTAAATTAAACGATAAAAAATATTATACAGTATTCAATGATATTATGGCATGCGACATAACAACAAGTATGCATAATTGTATCGAGTTAAATCCAACGAATATAATAGAATTTTTTTATCAAACTCCAAAGTTCCCCGAATTAATCATAAAGCAAATTCACCTTCTCAAAAAAACAGTGGAAAAATATGAGAAACAAAATGATGTGTCACTCTTCGAAAATTCAAATAAGTTAGATAATACAGAATTCAGAAATTCTTTTACCTGTGAATCTAAATTACATTTGAGAAAAAATTTGAGATATGATCTATATCACAAAACAATATATCCACATTGGTCTCCAAATATAGTAACCCCCAAACTACGTCTTAATGGTAAAAAAAATATTGATTGTTGGTGGGTCGATAAGTTGGATGACAAGTATGTTAAAATATGGAATAATGGTGCTTTAAAATATATACAAAATTTTTCTAGTTTGATTAAGACAACTTCTTACAATTTTAATCAACAAAAAAGATTCGAATTTTCTACTTTACCTTTATTGCATAGTAAAAAATATTTTGTAGAGTAAAGATTGCCTCACCTTAAATCTTTATTGCTATATAATACCACATGATCGTATGAAGTTGACTGAAAAGTGTCTCGGACGGCGGTTCGATTCCGCCCAGGTCCACCAGAAGTGCATATCGACTGGTATCGGCAGTAGCCAAAAGGTCTTTGTGTGCTTCTGATGGGCCTGACCTGGTTTCGACGGGGCAATAAGTAGGAAGATGGACGGTTCGACACAGAGAGTCGCTAAAAGTAAATCGAAGTAAACGCAAACGAAGAACGTTTCGCATTGGCTGCCTAAACACAGCCTAGGGTTTCGGTGGGTTTCCTCGTAACAGAATAACCCACCATTCAAAGGAGATCATTGATGCATTTTATGAAACTTGTTTTCATAGGCATTCTTGGATACTTTTTCGTGCAACACTTTCATATACTAGTCGATCAAAAATTTGAAGAGGTTAAAGAAAGTAAACATCCGCCATATGTCACAATGGCTCAACGCGAAAAAGAACTTGACTGTCTAACGAAAAACATATATTATGAAGCAGGAACAGAACCTTTTGAAGGCAAAGTAGCTGTTGCTCAAGTAACCATCAATAGAACTAAATCAGGTAAATTTCCAAAAGATATTTGTGCAGTTGTATATGAACGAAATTTAGTGTATAATAATTTAATCTGTCAGTTTAGTTGGTACTGTGATTCAAAAGCGAAAGTGAGGCCCATCCATGCAGCAACCTATAAAGAATCCGAGGCTGTGGCTAAAAAGGTACTTCTCGAAGGATTCAAACTTGACATTATCAAAGAGGACACATTATACTATCATGCAGACTACATCAACCCAGGATGGAAAAGACAAAGAGTTGCCAAAATTGGAAAACACATCTTCTACAAAGGCTGATTGGCAAGAAAGACTTTTAACCTTTCGAGAAGGAATCAAACATTTTTTTGAACATAAGCTGAAGCCTAGTACAGCAGAATCGATTGGTTGGCTCGGTATTGTTCTACTTCATGCCTCGCTTATTCCAACATTTCTTGCTATAATGGCTGGCATAACAGACAAAACTCCTCCTATCGATCTTGTTTTGTTTATGTGGGGAGCTTTAGTCATGGGATTTATTCGTGCTGCTATTTTGAAAGACACAATAAATGTTCTTACAATTGGTGCAGGTTTTATTGTTAATTCAGTTTTTCTTGCTTTGATTCTATTTAAATGAGCCCATTTGAGCAAATTTTAGCCGAACTCAGAGCAGGAACAATTTCTAAACCAACTGTTAGACCTAGAAGGTGGAAATTGTCGGGTCGCAGAAAAAAAAGAGTATTGAAAAGATTTGTTTGGGATTCTTATGACTTTCCGGCTCCCATTTTGAGGAATAATATGGAAGATAATAGTATTTTTGTTGGTGCATCAGACTTTTCTGATTATGTTTTTAGTAAGATGATGAAGGAGCGTTATGACTCCGATTTGTCTACCATCAATGAAGAATTGAAGTTGCATGGTAATCGCAAAGTCTGGAACGAATATATGATGCAAGCATACATCGATTGTAAAATTCTTCAGATGAATGATACTTCAGGTATTATTCTGTTGGACAATTTGAACTTCATTCGATATGATGCATCATCGAATTCTATTGAAGTGAAAATTTATGGCGATGAAAAATTTGTTCAAGAAGAGACTGACGTTCTTCTAAACGAATTTGAGGAAGTGACATCATATATTGAATGGATTTATTCTCAGAATGGTGATAGCGTTAATGTTCCTCTAAACACTAATTTGCTTCCTTGTGATGAGATGTATCCTTTTCTAGGTACACCTCTAGCAGATTACTATGATTCTTTCATGAAGTCCAACTCAAATGTTCTTCTTTTGATTGGACCTCCAGGAACAGGCAAGACAACTTTCATTCGAGGTCTTCTCTCACATACTGGATCATCAGCAATGGTGACATATGATGCTTCGATTCTGGAGAAAGATTTCGTATTCGCAAACTTCATTGAGCAGAATGTAAATCTACTTGTTCTTGAAGATTCGGATAATTTTTTGAAAGCAAGAAGTGAAGGTAATACAATGATGCATCGATTTCTGAATGTTGGTGATGGTCTAGTCACAACAAAGGGAAAGAAGTTGATTTTTTCAACAAATCTTCCTTCCGTTCGTGATGTTGATGAAGCACTGATTCGACCAGGTCGTTGTTTTGATATTCTGAAATTCGAAAAGTTGGATGACAACCAAGCTAAGGCTTTGGCTGAAAAACAAGGTTTTAGTTTGAATGAAAAGAAAGATTCTTGGACTCTCGCTGAAATTTTTGGTGACAAATCTAAGAATGAGTTAAAAACTAACCACAAAGTCGGTGGTAAAATCGGTTTCTTTTAAGGAGATATATTATGGCAGTGAAACAATTTAGTATCAATCAAATTTCTGCTGAGGCGGATCGCAAGAAACTTCTCGATGCAATTCGCGAATGTTCTAATTCAATGACAAGAATCGAAGCAGAGAAGGATCTTATCAAAGAAGCGGTAAAGACTGTATGTGAAGATTTGAAACTTCCAAAACGACTTGTAAATCGTTTGGTTAAAGTGTATCATAAACAGAACTATGATGAAGAAGTTGCAACACACGAACAATTTGAACAACTCTATGAAACGATTGTAAAGTAATATGCCTACAAAAGAAGAGATGCACAAGTTCTATGAAGAAATAGAAAATATTGTTTCTGGAACTGATTACAACTATATGGAAGCAATCATAGAATATTGTAATCGAACAGGAATGGAAGTAGAAGTTGCATCAACCCTTGTCAATAAAGATTTGAAGGCTAAAATCGAAATTGATGCACAAGCATTGAATTTACTTCCGAAAACTAGACGTTTACCAATATGACAGGCTATGAAGCGTTCAGCATTTACCATGTCTTGAAATTACATTTCACAACGAATTATGATTATTTCAAGTACAATGGTAAATGCAACATCACAATCGAGACATTCGAGAAAAGAAAAGACAAGTATTATTTTTATAAGTTGTCCAGAAAGTATGATACAGACGAATATAAAGAATTTGTTATTTCTAATCTTTTGAATGATCCCGATTCTTGGGCTGGCAATCTACTGACAGATGAAGCGAATGAAACGCACTACAATCGAATGAAACGAATTCAATCATTGTCCTATGTTTTCAAAAATGATTGCCATGAACTCTCAAATCACGGCAAAGTTAACGATTTGTTAAAGGTTTGCAGTGACTATCCGAAACTTTTCGTACTCAGTAGACAGGGAACTGTCTGTGATGAGACTGTTATCATATTGAATTCATTGATGAATTTCTTACCTAAGTGGAAGGAAAAAATCAAGGATACCATCGTCTGGCCTATTGCTTTTTCTAGGTGGATGAGATATACTCCATTTGTAAGTTTCGATAAAGAAAAATGTAGGAAAATCGCTCTAGAGGCATTTAAATGATCACAAAAATTTATCTTGATATGGATGGTGTTCTTTGCGATTTTGAAGCAAGGTACACTAAACTTTTTGGAGAATCTCCAACACTTTCTCGCGCTAACAAAGAATGGTCGGACAACTGGACTAAATTTGTTGAGACTGAGCAATTCAAAACATTGGATTGGAATCCTGGAGGTCAAACACTTTTACAAGTTGTAAAAGATACAGGGATTGATATTGAAATCTTGTCTTCTTCTGGAGGCAAAAAGTATCATCCTGTTGTTGAAGATCAAAAGAAATTTTGGTTGCAGAGTAAAGATATTCGTGTGAAGGTGAACATCGTACCAGGTCGTTCACTCAAAGCAAAATATGCAAACTCAAAAAGTATTTTGATCGACGATACACCTGATGTTATTGAGTCTTTCAATAAAGCAGGTGGTTACGGAATTCTTCATGTAGATGTAAAAGATACCGTAAAAAAACTAAACCACATCTTGCATGTTGCTAAATAATAGTATATTATGTTTATGTGGACAATTTAAATACACCGTTTATACACCGTTATACGAAAGGAAATATCATGTCATTTGCAAATCTCAAACGCAATCGTTCTAGCCTCGATAAACTGACTAAAGCAATCGAGAGCACCAATCAAGCTGCTGAAGCTGGCTCAAAAGACGATACTCGATTCTGGCAACCTAATGTAGACAAATCTGGAAACGGAATGGCAGTTATTCGTTTTCTTCCCGCACCCTCTGTTGATGGTGAGGATGGTCTTCCTTGGGTACGAATCTTCAATCATGGCTTTCAGGGACCAGGTGGTTGGCTGATTGACAACTGTTTGACAACTTTGAATGAGAAGTGCCCTGTGTGCGAACACAATAGCACTCTTTGGAATTCAGGTGTCGAATCGAACAAAGAGATTGTTAGGAAACAAAAGCGTAAGCTTTCATATGTTGCTAACATTTATGTTGTATCCGATCCTTCAAATCCTGAAAATGAAGGAACGGTTCGTTTGTTTAAGTTCGGTAAGAAAATTTTCGACAAGATTACTGAAGCAATGAATCCAGAATTCGCGGATGAAAAGCCCTTGAATCCGTTTGACTTCTGGGAAGGCGCTAACTTCAAACTGAAGATTCGTAATGTCGAAGGTTATCGCAATTATGATAAATCAGAATTCTCGGATCCGTCTGCACTTTTTGATGGTGATGATGCTAAACTTGAAAAACTTTATGCTCAAGAACATTCACTCAAAGAATTTCTTGACCGTAAGAATTTCAAGAGTTATGAATTGCTGAAAGGTCGTTTGGATAAAGTTCTGGGTTTTGAAGGTGATACTGAAGATGCTCCTGCTCCCGCGCAGGCGCGTGTGACTGAAGCACCAAAGTCGCTTATGCCAGCACCAACTAAAGCACCCGTAACTGCTGAAGAAGATGATCTAGATTATTTCAAATCTCTAGCAGAATCAAACTAAAACAAAAACCCCGCGAAAGCGGGGTTTTTTCTATCTTGTAGTGCCAGCAAAAGCCAGATTAAAGAAAAGTTCTATTGTATCTGGATTTGCAACTTGTGGTGTTGAAGTCTTCGGTGCGGCTGCTTGTTGATTGGGTGGTGAAGGAGGAACTGGAATAGCAGGTGCTGAAGAAGGAGCACTGAAGCCTCTAGTTGTTGCAGCTAGGTCCTGACTTTTCTGATCCAACATAAGCCCAGGTATTCTTTGCAGGTTAGCAACTCTTTTTTGCATTGCACCTTCCGATCTATCGAATGGTCTTGACATTCTAAGACCGAAATATCGTGTTGCTTTTTCTACATCATTTATTGTTCTAAAAATTTTATCATCTTCTGCATAATCAGTTTTCATAATTTTCAACATAGCATCAATATTTTTTTCCGGGTCTAACAACTGTTCTTTAGTATACCCAGGATGAGCTTCGGTATTGATTTGAAATAATCCGTAACTTTTTTCAGGAGGCTCACTCTTTGCTAAAGGATTCAATCTAGATTCTTGTATTGCATTCGCTACGGCTGCCATAGCTTGTTCTTCGGAATAACCCGCAAGCAAAAATTTTGATCTTATCAAATCTATCATAGCTTTTGGGCTATGGTCAACTCTGGTTGGGCTCAATGCTCTCGTATCTCCACCCGAACTTGGTGTTCCTTCTCCCCTCTCCCTATCTGCTCGAACCTGTTCCAGATTTTTATTAAAATTTGCACCCAGAGGAAGGTTTCCTAATGTCATCTGTTCTTTTTGTTGTTTTTTTAATGCAATTTCTGCTTGGAGATTCATTATGTCCGATTGTAAAGATATCATAGCATCTTTTTGTGCCTCATTTCTTGGAACAAATTCACCTTTTTCATTTTTTATCATTAAACTTTCTAGTTTTTTTGCTTGTTCTTGTTTAGCGGAGACTTCTTCCTCCAAGTCTGCTATAGTTTTTTCTCTACCTAGTTTTCCCAAAATCCAACCAGCTCCTGCTCCTATAACAAGACCTAATCCGGCACCTTTTAATCCCAGTAGTGAGCCGACTGATGCACCAATTGCAGCACCCATAGTTGCGAAAATTGCTGGTTTGTATTGATTGATAAATTGACTGAAGTGATAACCAAACATCTCGCCAATTTTACCAAAATTTTCTCCTAGAGTTATAAATGCTGCTTTGGTGTAGTCCATTGTAATTTTGGTTCCGTCTGAGATCATTTTTCGAATTGCTTTGAAATCATCACCAAAAGTTTTTTCAACCCAGTCATATATGTCTGTAAATTTTGTTGTTGCAAAAAGATTATTCAATTTTTTCGCTAGTTGTTTTAAAACCGGCTCTTCACTTTCCAGATCAACACCCAAAAAATCTGCGATGCTTTTTTGGATAGAATCAAAAATTCCTCCAAAATTAATTCCTTTAGACATTTCTTTGATTGCATAAGCGGACGCTGCTATACCTACAATACCTAAAAGAGGAGCAATTGCAATTACAGAACCAAGTGCTCTAAAAATAACAGAACCGACACCACCGCCAAGCCCTGCTAGACCACCAACTATTCCACCCAAAAATGATGAAGTTGATCCTGTTGTTTTTTGTGGTGTAGTAGTTTGAGGTGCAGCCTTTGCAGATGATAATAATGAATCTCTTTTTGCTGCGCCCATCCAAAGTGCATCAGCACCCTTTGAAGATTTTCCAGTTACCGATTTTGTCAATGATGCAATATTTTGGCGAGTGATGTTCATGTCTCTCGCCATCATATTCATATTAAATGTGTTCTTAGCAACAACTTTCAGTAATGCTTCTTGTCTTTCATTAGATTGTTGCAAAGAAGTCAGTTCAACAGAAGGTGTATCAGACAACCCAGAAACTTTTACTCCAGATTTTCGAATTGGTGAATATCCTTTTCCAAAAATTTTCTGACCTGTAGATCCCAAAAATCCTTGCCCACTGAATAGCAAGTTTCTGATGTCCATTCGTTCAGCAAGCCCTTTTCCAGCGGCTGCACCTAGAGAAGCTAATACGCCTTTGTTTTTTAATTCTTGGCGATATACGGTAGAAAATTTAGTTGCCATTATTGTTTTCTTCTTGCTAGTTGTTGTTGTTTAATCTTCTCATTTTCTTCTTCAATATATTTGAGAAGCATAGTAACGTATATACTTCTTTCCCACGGAATCATATTATCTAATTCTGTCAAGCTGTATTTGTGATGTTGCATAAGTGAGAAATTAGTTTGGTAATGGTTACTCAGTGATTCATAACGAAAGATCATCCGAAAAAACTTTGGATTCCTTCTAATACAAGAGATTCTTCATATTGACATTTTGGGCACTTGAAGTTAATTTCTTTTTTCAATTTAGGTAAAGTTTCAAAAAATGCTTGTACTTTTAAAAATTGCTCTCTGGTTAGACTGTCAATAAATTCAACTAACTCATTTTCGGGAACATCTTTTGCATAGTAAATACTTTCTTCATCGTAAATGTAATCGATAGAATTGATGATTGTTCTTGCGACCACATCAGCAGCAGAAATTTTCTCATTGTTCTTCGTTAACTCTTCAACACCTTTGTAAGTTGGATACTTCATTGCAATACCTAGCTTAGGTGTTAATTCAATTTTCTCTTTGACATCTTTAAGATCCGGTTCCACTTCAAGTGCATTGAAACTCAACTTAACTAAATTATCACACTTTTTCTTTTCACCTTCGACCTCAACATCATTGTTGCATCTATATTGCAATTCAACAAGTTCACTGACCGATCTTGCTCGCAAATGCATGAAAAGAAATTCGAAGTCTACAATCGGTAAATCATCAATATTAATTTTACTTACAATGCAGTTATTTAAAATCTGTTTAATTGCCAATAAAATAGAATCTTGATTATCTGATTCCATCGCCATCAAAAGAATCTTTTCTTCTTTGACGAGAAAAGGTCTAAACTTAATCTTCTTCTTACTAAGAGGTAACTTTAATTCATATAAAGGCACATCAATTTTAGGTAACATAAATTCTCCATTAAAAAATCTGTTTAACTTCAGCTATCGTTCCTTTTAACAAGGTTTTCAATGCTCTTCCTGTTGGTGTTCCAGCGATTCCCGCACCAACAAGTGCAGCACCTATCGCTCCAACATCATAATCGCCCTTGTAGATCGTTCTGAATTTTTGATAAGCAAATTGAACATTCAGTCTATGAAAACCTTCTTCAGACCAACTTAGTGTTTGTGGGCTTATTGCTTTAGGAAATGCATCGATTAATTCGACTGCATACACTTGCTTAAAAACATCATCATATTGAACAATTTTAATATCAGTTAGGAACCTAGTTCTTTCACCTTTCGCAAATCTTGTATTATTAGTATCCGTAGGAACTATTGCTTCAAGCCATCTATCGAAAAGTTTTCTTTCATAGAAATCATTGGTGCAAAGGAAAGTAAAAGAGATATCTCCGTAAACCGCTTGTCTTGGCACTTGGAAAGTTGGACCGTATATTTGTACTTCATCAGTCTGTAAAGACTTTCCTGGCAATTCTGTAGATTCACACTGCAAAGCCAAGTAGCGACTGATGACAGGATCGAATGAACGTGCTCCATCTTCAGTACCAATTACTCTTGCGGTGATGTCTGAGAAGACAGAATTAGGCAAATTCAAAAGTCTTTCGATTACACTTGTCGAAACGAATTCGCTTATGTATCGTGGAATTGGTAGTACGACTTGAAATCGGCTAGGTCTTGCTAGCCCATCTTTTGCATTGATATTCGATAAGAATAATTGTGGTAAGAATGCCATTAGAATTTTTTCCTTGAGTCTGCCCAGACTTTACTGGTGCTTGCTTTTTCAAACTGTTCTACAGGTAACAGAGCAGCAATATCCCATTCGTTTGCTGGTATCTCCAAAAATCTAGATTGTACATGGCTTGAAAGATATCTTTTTAAACATGGTGTTGCTTCATAAGCCTGGGAGAAAGCAGAAAGTGCTTGATAGTTCAATCTGAGTTTCGTACTTTGGTCGTATGCTCGATTTGAAGCAAAACTACTCAATTTGTCTAATAATATTATTCTGTGTTTAGGATGAATATAATGCAGGTTTATGCCTAGAAATCCATCACCATACAGTTGTATAGGCATAACCAAAGGAAACTTGTCGTAATAAGGTAACTTATCTTTTGTTTTGGGATCATAATAAAAGAAATACATGTGACCGACAATACTTGTCAGAGTCATTCTTTCATCCGCTCTGGTCATCAACTTTCTTGCTGTAGGATTCAAATCTGGAATTTTAGAGCGAAGCCAGTTCCTAGCTTGCCTTGAGCGAGCTTGATACCCAGTTTTAGCTAACTGTTGATTGATACGATCCATTAAATAAGCCATGGCTCTATTTATTTGCCTTATGTTAACCTGGTTTTTTAGGTTCCTGGATTATAAGTATTGGTGTCCTCGGTTCAGATTAATCCTAAATCCTTCTCCGTAAGTATCTTGAATTGCCATCCATGTTCATGGCAGAATTCATCCGCAGCTTTCCACTTCATTTGATTTATAGCGTATGTAGCTGCTTCTTGAATGAATTTTTTAGTTTTCTTCTTTTGTGTAGGCTTTTTAGTCTGTGATTCAGGTTTTACTTCAATCACGTATGTCATAACTGTATTATCCTTTCTCTGTACTTTTATGATGAAGTCAGGAAAGTATCTGTGTCTCTTTCCATCAACTGGAGAGATATAAGGAATAGCCAATTCTTCCGATGACCACCAGATGATATTTGGGTGATCATCGAAGTATTTCATACAACGAAGTTCCCAGGAAGATCGATAAATGATATTTTCTGGGTTTCCTTTGTACTTTTGAGGGTTTTGAGGCTTAAACCAGCCTTTGTAAGTGTTTTTTCCGTATGACATATAAATATGTAGTCAACTCATAGGAAAGTCATGTCACTATTCAACCTCAAAGACATACGTTATATAAAAAATGACAATAGAAACTTCACTCAAGTTTCAAAGAGATATGATTCAAATGTCTACAAATATCCAATAGACCTAGGAAATACAGACAAAGGGCATTATATGATAATTCATATCAATGTCCAAGAAAAGTCCAGATATCAAGCTAATTTGGATGGACAGAATATACCTTCGGTTTTTAGAAGTGCAAATCGAACGGGTGGAGCCAGCAACTTAGGTGGATATTTTGAAAATGTGGTTGGTTCTTTGATCACTGGAGGATCAAATGCGATTAACAATGCGGTGGCCGAAGTTGAGTTTGCCAATTATTCTATTGCAGAAGGTTTCGATGGACCTTCTAAAACTTCACAAAATCTCTACAATATAGCAAAATCAGTTCAAACGACTGCTGGATCAATAGAAAAATCTTTACCTAAAGAAGTTAGAGACTTTATTGGAGGAGCAGCCTCTTCAGTTAGCACTTTAAATAATGTAAATTTTTTGAGAACAATAAAAAGAACAACAGACAGTATCGCATTATATATGCCCAATACTCTAGCTTTTACGCACAATCAAAATTATCGTCAATTGGAGTTGGGTGGAGAAAATGCTGCATTTTTTGGAGCTGGAGCTTCAATTATAACTGATGCTATTAATGGAAGACTTTCCGCTCAAGACATAGGAAGAAATTTAACTCCTTTTGTTGCACAAAGAGTTTTACAATCTCGTTTAGCGTCATCTCTTTTAGGACAAAACTCAGCACAAGCTATTTTTACTGGTGTAACAGGGCTTGTACAAAACCCTATGATGGAATTAATTTATACTAGCCCAAGCTTTAGAAATTTTAGATTCGACTTCATGTTTCACCCTCGAAGTGAAGTGGAATCTAAACAAGTTTATGATATAATTGAAAGATTGAAATTTCATCAGGCACCCGAAATAGCACAAGGAACAGCAGGTTATTTTTTGATTCCTCCTTCAGAATTTGATATTGAATTTTATTATAACGGTATTCAAAATCCAAACATACCTAAAATATCAACATGCGTTTTGAAAACAGTTGATGTTGACTATGCTCCAGGTGGTTTTCAGACTTATGAAGTTCCTGGAGAAGATTATCCTTATCCAGGTAGAACAGGAAGCCCGGTGAGTATTCGTATGAGTTTAGGATTTGAAGAGACCGAAATCGTAACAAAAGGAAATTTAGAAGGTAATAGAAGTCTCTTAGAAAGAGCACAAACAGAAGTCGGACCAGGCTAATATGGCAAATTTCTTTAACTACTTTCCAAAAACCGTTTATAATTTAGATGATTCTTTTGGGTTAGACACAATTACTAATCTAACAACTGGATTTTCTTTTGACAATAACATACTTGACAATTCAGTTTTGTATTAT